AAGTAGAATGCGTCTTTCCAATACAGCGCTTATCCTGGTTATTTTTGCCTCCGCCATTCTTCTCTCTGTGATTAGCCCGCTCCGTGAATTCTTCACATCTTCTGGAACCATGGTGCAACTGACAACAAGTCATGTTCCCACAGAAGAAGACTATAATTACTACAATAATATCTACCCGAAGATGGTGCGTCGTGAAATTGCCGAGATGACGGGTGAGGACCCTGGTCAACTCCGCCCCTGGGCCTTTCCGTACGCCGGTGGATATTACATGAATTAGATACTGCGAATAAACCCCCATCCAAGGTCTTCACAGATCTTCTGCCAGATTTTATCCTGGGTATAGAGTTTGTCCCGATTTTTCAGTAAAGGAAAATTCGGGAGATAGTCATCCAGTTCGAGCAGTTCACAGAATTTATACAGAACATACGAATACGAAAGGAAATTGCTGCGTCCCTTGGGGCAGTGCTTCTGGAAGTGCGGCTGAATCTCCTTGAACATATACCGAAGTTTCTCCTCAATCTCACGATTCATCACAGGGGCATTTTTGCCGTTGAGACGATTTGTAATGTGAGGCACGTGTTCATAGTATTTATTCGCCTTGATTTTCTTCAGAATCTCACGAATCTTTGCTGGCTTCAGGCCTTCAAGTTGCGTAATACGCTCCTTCTTGAGTTCCAGTAAAATCTGATCATAGATCTCCTGCGGAATATCTGTGCACTCCTTGGCCTGGAACTGTGCCAGCCATTCATTAAAATGATTAATACGCTTGTATGCATAATAACTGACTTCACGCGGCGGGTCCTTATAACTCGGCTTATCGCTGTCCATGAGAACAAACTCCTGGTGACCGCAGATGGCACAACTAAACATGGCCTCATTTGCACTAAAAATCATTTCGGATGAGCACTCATCGCACAGTCCAAATCCACTCTCAGCCTCGACCGATGTATTTCTTGCATGGCCAGGATCCACCTTCTGTAGGTATTTGTCGAGGAGTTTATCGCGTTGTAAATTCTCACCCTTCATCTCCTTTTTGAGGTCAGTCGTAGCCTCACTGCTCTCGCCAGCCGCTTCATGAAGTGCCGCGAGGACACTCCCCGGCTTCACATAATTCCTGGTTTTCTGGAGACTCTCAACTCCGTTCTGAATCTTCTCCTGGATATCGTAATACTTGTAAAGAATATCACCAGTCTCCAAAAAATAATTCAGTAAATCGTCCTCCTTATTAATCGACTCAATCTCACGGGTCACTTCGCGCAGGCGATTCTCCTTCAAGTTCCTTTCAATAATGTTTTCGCAAACCTCTATTTCATGGGTTAACTGTTTTTGATGTGCCTTTAATGACTCAATTCCCTGTTTCTGTTCCATAAGTTGAGACATTTTCACTTGATGAATTGCATCGAGCGTAGTACGAGCCTCCGGATTAGACCGCTTTGTTGGCCTTATCTTGAAGTAGGGTTCACCCATACTAAATTCTATTGAGTTTTCCTGAATCCGTTTAGGCATTCCAGAAGAATTTTTCCTCTTGCGCCAAAATTTTTTTCTAAGTGAAGGTTATAAACTAAAATGACAGGTGGTGGTCTTATGCAGCTCGTCGCCTATGGAGCCCAGGATGTTTACCTCACGGGTAACCCCCAGATCACCTTCTTCAAGGTGGTCTACCGTCGCCACACGAACTTCGCCATGGAGGCCATTGAGAACCCGTGGAACGGCGCCCCCAACTTCGGCAAGCAGGTTACGTGCACTATCCAGCGCAACGGTGACTTAATCTACCGTATGTACCTCCAGGCCACGCTCCCCAGCGTCTCCCTCCTCGCCTCTGACGGCTCAGGTGCCCAGTTCCGCTGGCTCAACTGGGTTGGCCACAACCTCATCGACTGGGTCGAGCTCCAGATCGGCGGCCAGCGCATCGACAAGCACTATGGACAGTGGCTCCACATCTGGAATGAGCTTACCCAGGAGCCTGGCAAGCAGGCTGGCTATGCCAAGATGGTTGGCAACATCCCCCAGCTCACCAACCTCCTTGTTCAGGGCGGCGAGACCTGCGACAACTACTGCTCAGGTGGCGAGCCCAACACGTCCAACGAGGTCCTCAACTGCTCCCCTGAGTACACCCTCTACGTACCGCTCCAGTTCTGGTTCTGCCGCAACCCTGGTCTTGCGCTTCCGCTCATCGCGCTCCAGTACCACGAGGTCCGTATCAATCTCCAGTTCAACGACCTCACCAACCTCTGCTGGGCGTTCACCCCGCAGGCGTCATCCACCACGGCCATCCAGACCCGTGTTGGCAACAACGGCCTTGTTGCGTGCTCTCTCTATGTTGACTACATCTACCTCGACACGGATGAGCGTCGCAAGTTCGCCCAGGTGTCCCACGAGTACCTCATCGAGGTTCTCCAGTTCACTGGCGGCGAGTCCATCACCTCGAGCTCCAACAAGCTCAAGCTGAACTTCAACCACCCGTGCAAGGAGCTTGTCTGGGTTGTCCAACGCGACTCCTTCACCAGCTGCGACACCAACGTCATCAACCCGTGGAAGGGCCAGCAGCCGTTCAACTTCTCTGACTGGTGGGACCGGTCAGTCCTGGAGTCTGGCTACTCAGTCACCCGCGTTGAGGGCATGGCTGGCGGCAACCCTTGCGTCACGGCGCTCATCCAGCTCAACGGCCACGACCGGTTCCAGGTGCGTGAGGGACGCTACTTCAACGAGGTCCAGCCCTACCAGCACCACACCAACATCCCGTCTGTTGGCATCAACGTCTACTCCTTCGCCCTCCAGCCTGAGCAGCACCAACCGTCTGGCACGTGCAACTTATCACGCATTGATAACACCACGCTCCTCCTCACGGTCTCCAACAACGCTGTTGGCACTGCCACGTCCTCCACGGTCTACGTCTATGCCACGAACTACAACGTTCTCCGCGTGATGTCTGGCATGGGTGGACTTGCTTACTCAAACTAAGCGCACAACTTCACAGTGGTGCGTGTTTGTATATTTTTATTTTAATTAAGTAATTTTGTAACCTCTTTATTCAAGTAGCCGTGCTGTTTGAATACAGAAGAACTAAATAGATTTTTATTTTCTAGAAGATGCAAGAACAATACCGATAATAGCCATACAACTCACCAGAATTCCCAATATTGCATATATACAAAACGGCGACATTAGACTAATTGAAAATTCAGGGATTGAGGGTGGCGATGGATGCTGTGAATTTTTGCGACAAATTGGACAGAATGGAAATTCAAGATTACTAATGGCTTTTTTTTCTTGAATCCATTTATTCCAGCAAACTGGATGAACATGGAATCGACAACCACATGTTGTATATTTACTACTCTCTACGAGAGCAGCGCCACTTTCATGAACCACTTCAAGACAGGCAAAACACTCATTCTCAGGAGTCACCGCAGTGAGTTCTGTAAGTGAAGTGGTGGAAGTTGACGGCTTCATTTGAACTACAATAAAAACAACTATTATAAACTCAAATTTTAGCCTGTACTTATCTTCCGTCGGCGAAGAACAGGACCCTGAATTTCCGTAGGAATATCCATGTCTTCACTACTCATCCAGTTTGCAATTTTAGTTAGACTACCTACGATTCCAAACAAGAAGGCTACCAGCATCGCCTTATACATACTCTGCATATGAATCATTAGACTCATAAGAATCTGACAGAAACTACTATCCATGACAATAAGACTCTGTACAAAACCCCAGGCACCCTGTGGAGCACAGAAACACATATAAATATGACTCGACGACCACGCCACAAAACCAATGCCTACTGCAGTGACAAGACCCCAGCCTCCCATTTGCTTACATGTATTGGAACAACACTCCCTTGATGGCATGTACACTTTGACAGTAGTCCGGTCAGCCTGTAGCCTCAAATTTTTTCCAGTGCTCATGTAGGATGGACATTTCAAATATTACAGATTCTCAAGACCTGGTGTTTATCGGAACCGCTGCCGTCTTTGTAGAGTTTGTAATTCTTTTTCTAACTAAATATTCTGGACCTAAGCCTACATTTGGCGTCATCGCACTTAATGATTGGTATGAGCGTTTCGGTTTTTTTGCTGTTGCCGCAGATATTTTTAGTGCAATGATTGGCGTTGTGGGTGCCCGTTTTCTCTATACGTATCTTTTTAAATCCGTGATGGACTGGTCACCACTGTATTTTATATTGTGTGTAGTTCTCTTCCAGGTTTTCCATGACCTCTTCTTCTATTTTACGACAATCAAGGGTCTCCCTCGCGGTCACAATGAAATGATTGATGTTTTCCAGGATTATGCAAAAGAGAATGGTGCAAAGATCCTTGTTGCGGATGCTGCAATTGTAATTGGTACAGCCCTTGGTGCAATGTATCTGAAATCAATTCCGCTCCATTTTGTCTTTATAAGTCTACTTGTTGCTCTCTATGCTCTCTGTTTTATTCTCTTTACTGCGCCTACGCCAACCACGGCTGAGGCCTATCAGGCGTCTACACCTATTCCGAAGGCTCCTCAGGGCCCGCCGCCGCCGAAACAGAATTTCCAGCAGGATCGCCAGCAAGGACTCCTAGACCCTGGAAGTTTTGATCCTCGGCAATTGCACACTCCTTTCGATTCCAATTCTTTTTAAAATATTTATACTATTTATAAATGCCCCTCCTTGATATTGTTCATCCAGATGATGTCGATGGAGAAACTTTACAGTTTCAAACAAATGCAGAAGGTTGGGGATTTGAATTTAAGGTCAGCGGAGAAAATGTTCAATTTGAGGCGAATAATAATATCTATAGATTTATACCTTCTGGAATTACAGTTAAATTAAATCTTGAGAATTTAGAAAATAGTGTACATGTTACTATTCCTGGTGAATCACAAGTAAATTTTGTAGAGCGCTGGGAAAATGATGAATTGAGAAATAAAATAATAGCTGTTCTTAATCGATTAAGAGATAATCCTATAGCTGGAAATAATAATAACAATAATAATAATCAAGCTGGGAATATTATTAATTTAGACGGGAATGTGAATGTGAATGGCGGCAGATATAAAAAACCTAAGTCTCGTAAGTTACGTAAAGGACGTAAAGCCCGTAAAACACACCGCAAATATTAATCAAAAACCACCGATGCTTCAGACTTCTTCAGCAAAACTCCGAGTGGCAATACGTCCATTTACAAAATAGATCCTTAACAATTACACACTCCTTTCGATTCCAATTCTTTTTAAAATATTTGTATTATATATATGCAGACCCCTCAAGAAAATACCATTGTTGCTCTCCGAGCGCAAATCCAGGAAGCTATGAAAAAAAAGCTTCGTGATGATGAAATAAATATAGTAAATCAATATATTGATTTAAATACCAAAGTAATGGGTGATGAGATTTGGGATAAGTTTGAAACTTCAGATGGACTCTATTATGAACTTTTACGAGCTATTGAAGATTTAGCTAAGGGTAAATCTGTTGAAGAAGCACTTCCCGCTAGTGTTTATAAATTAGTAAATGGTAAGTATGAACATTTACCAAAAGCTCAAAATACAAATGGTGGACGCAGACAGCGTAAGAATCGCAAGAATCAAAAGACACGTAAGCAGCGTCGGTAAACTATTCAAAAACCACAGACGCTTCAGACTTTTCTAATAAAACTCCGAGCGCGGCTTCACGCCGCTCCAATGCCCCACCACGCTGTTTCTTTGATGCATGCTTCCAATGCCATTCAAACGATAATGCATCATGTTTCGTAAATGGTCCTACATAACAGTGCCGACGCCATGTCTCTCCTGCGGCCACTTTTGCGCGTGTGGCCCTTGCACCCCCCACAATCTCTCCCCTATGCTGACGCAACCGGCGATCTACATCGACAGTTGCACCAATATATGTCGCTCCACCTGAAGACACTAGACAATAACAGTACCAGGGTGCCTCCATTCTAGTAGTCTTAGGCATTTCTCTTTAGAAGTGCCACGCCATTTCTCTCCACATTTTGAAACACTAGCGTAAATCCGTTATTTTGTGCGTGTTCTAGAACTTTATCCGTCTTCATTGTATCTGTATCATCCAGAAAGAGATACTTCGGATTTAATTTACACGCCTCCTGGTAATCGGAAAATCCACAATACTCTCCACCGTCCAGAATGACTACATCTATTGTCTGTCTCACATCAACATGAGGTACCTCCATAAAGGCCCTCTTGTCCGATTCATACCAGAGGTCATAGTGCGGCTTATTCTTCAGGAAAGTCGGATGCGCACGAATCTCTTCGTCGGGCATCATGCTTGTAGCAATGCGACCATTTACAAAATCAACCATCTCACGTCCTGGCCTCGTAGCCCAATTCTCCTTTGCATACTGGAGATTCTCACGATTTGTCTCCAGTGCAAGAATCTTTACAGGTTCATACTCTGGCCGACTCAGTGCACCGAGTACACAACAGAGAGTGGTTCCAAGGCCATTCCAGCAACCCACATCGAGAATTGTATTAATACTCATATCATGCTGTACTAGACCCATAAGAACACGTCCAGCCAGTGTCTCAGGATGAATCTGACCAAGCGTTGCCTTCATATTCGGGGGAGAGGGTTTAGTTTGTAAAAATCCCCGCGCTACCATAAATTCATTGTGATGGTGTGCGTTTATAATATGAACAAAATTATCAGATTCACTTCGAATAAGATATCCATTGGAATCCGTATACTTGTCATAGATATCAAAAAATCCGTATCCATAGGACTGACAATTTGCCGAAATACATTCATTAAAATAGCGTGCATAGTTCTTTCGGTCATCATTTGTTCCGAGAAATGGATACTTAGGATTATTCCAAACGGTGGAATCCACTTCAATTGGTGGGATTACATTGTACACATAGACATTCAGTTTGTTGAAATGTGAGACTATGTCCCGAAGTCCCTCAAAATAGGAATCGACCGTCTTCTTAATAATTGATTGATAGGAAGTCTCTTCCGTCACATATTTATGAATATGACAGCGACAATCAATCTCTCCAAAACAGAAAATAACGATATCACCATCTTCAATGGGAAATTTGCGCAGATCAAGACGAGCAAGTCGATCGCGCCCAATTGAATAAGCGAGTACTGCCCCAATCGTATTTCGATTTACATATGCCAGTTTATCAAATGGATGAACAGAGTGGCTGTCACCCAAATGTAAAATAGTCATCTTAAAATAATACTAAATACTTTCTTAAACCAACGTAGTTAATATTTAAAGTAAAAGGTATCTAGTATATATAAAATATGTCAATTCAAGTATTAAATGGAAATGATATTAAATATTCGCTTGTATATGTTACTATAGAAGATATTCAAAATCTAAAAATTCTTGAACAAAAGCATCATGAGATTCTTGGATATGGACTCATGGATTATAATACATATACATTTCATTCAATTGAAGATAATTACTCTCATGCTATTATGAACCATTGGACAGAAGGAATTTTAAAGAATTATGATAATCATACAAGTTGGATTCTTCTCAAGTCGCATCCTTGTAATCTATATAAAATTATGACCGATCTCTGCAAGCCCAGCAATTCTGTCTGTAATCTAGAAAACTTTGATGTTTGGAAGACAAATGCAAAAAATTGCTATACTGCAGTTATAACAGAACTAGAGATGGATTAATCTAATCCATTGCATTGAAGATAATGCACCCTACAAAGTGGCTCATACATCTCCTCGCCGCCAATTTCGACTTGGTTATCCTTTGACTTTTTTTCACTATGAGTGAACAGGGCCTCCATGGGCATCTTACAGCGCTTACAGAAGGCATGGCGCTTTTCTACAGAGTCGCAGTAAGGAATGAGTTCTAGAAGTTCACCAAAGGGCCGTCGCTTTGTATCACCATCAAGCCCAACACAGATGACATCCTTCTTATCAGTTTCAACTGCATGTAGAACAAACTCTTTGAGACCTTCAAAGAACTGCGCCTCTTCAATAATAATCAAGCGAGCATCCATATAGAGTAGTGTAGGTAGAACATTATCAAGATACCGTACAGCGAGGGCAGGATATCTCTCCTTATCATGACTTACAATTTCAGGTTTCTCACTGTATCGAACATCGCTACTGTGAGTAATCACAAAGATGGGCCAACCAATTGCATTATACTTGCGAATGGTGCCGAGGAGTTCAGAAGACTTTCCTGCAAACATGGGGCCGAGGATGATTTTGAGACTCATTTTTATAGGATGTTTTTGCTCGCCAGGCTCACTTCAAATTTAGCAACTCTGTCTGTCCAGTGCAATCACATCAAAATAATTCATTTCAAAGTGAGTGCCCTTAGGAGGAACAGTAATTCTCACAAAGGCCCATTCGCGACCAAATGAGGGAACAAAGACCTTTGAGTGAGTAATATAGTGATCTGGAATATTAAGATTGCTATAGAGAATCTTGATTGCATCAACGCCTAGCATATCCCACGGATAGCAGCCGCCTGCATTAATGGTAATCACACCTCCCTCAGGCATCCAGTTGAGTAATTTCTTAAATAAACCTGTCCAAAGTGGGTCATTCATATCAGGGTCCACTAGGTCTACATAGATACAATCATAGACACGTGGCTCCTCGAGAATCTTAAAAATATCACTGTGCTCCACTGTAAGGCGCGGATCATCAAAGACATTTCCTCCAAGAAACTTGGTTGTCCAGCGCGGCTCATTTTGACGGAAATGCGCAACGAGTTCAGTGTCCCAATCAATCATTGTTACATGTGCATCAGTGCGCTCTCCAAGGCGTGCTAGAACAGCGCGTGCTGTAGCACCCTCACCGCCTCCAAGAATACAGATGCGAGACTTTGTTGCAAGTCCTTCATGAACTCCTGAGACTAGACTCATATGATAGAGGTGTTCATCTGCTACAGAAGACTGTAGAACTCCATTTACAAATAGCGTACGTCCAAAAAGAACTGTATTGAGAATATCAATCTTCTGTTTGGCCGTCTGGAAACTCAGGGAGCCTTCAGGATAATACCGCAAAATCCGGATAAACTCACCATCGCGTTCCTCATACTCTTTGATTTCAGACATGTTCTATGTCTATGTATCAAGTAGTTTCTTTAAGGCTTGCTTAGACAATCTGCATCCACCATCTCCTTTACAAGTGAGGCAAATGTAGCCTCTCGACTCCATCCAAGACTAGTCTCTGCACGGCTCGGATCTCCAATAAGTGTATGGAGTTCATTTGGACGGAAAAAGGCAGGGTTAATCTTTACACGGATATCTCCTGTAAGGCCATCATACCCCTTCTCCTCTACACCTTCACCACGCCAAACAATCTGGATTCCAATATGACTAAAGGCAATCTCCAGAAATTCACGAACGCTGTGCTGTTCACCTGTGGCCAGCACCCAGTCATCAGGTGTATCGTGCTGTAAAATGCGCCACATACCTTCTACATAATCGCGAGCATGCCCCCAGTCACGCTTTGCATCGAGATTACCGAGTTCAACACAGGTCTCCTCGCCACGCTTAATCTTTCCAACGGCCATGGTAATCTTACGCGTAACAAAATCGGCTCCACGACGAGGTGATTCATGATTGAAAAGAATACCATTGCATGTATACAGACCATAACCACTGCGGTAATTGCGAACAGACCAATAGGCAAAGAGTTTTGCAACAGCATAGGGTGAGCACGGCTCAAATCCTGTCGTTTCAGAGAGAACCGTCACGCCATTTCCAATACGGTTTCCATAGAGTTCGCTCGTACTCGCCTGGTAAAAACGAATGCGATCCTTGATGGGAGAACGACGCATACATTCTAAGAATCGTAGAACACCAAGAGCATCTACATCGGCCGTGTATTCAGGAATATCAAAGGAGTGGCGTACGTGACTCTGTGCAGCAAGGTTATAAATCTCAACACGCTCAAATGCGAGTCCAGCAAACTCTTCAAAAATAGTCTGGATACTGTACGTATCGCGTAGGTCACCACGCTTCACCTTAAAAGCGGGATTCTTGAGAATATGATCAATACGCTCAAAAAAATGATTGGATGAGGTGCGCATCATACCCCAGACTTCATAGTCCTTTGAGAGTAGTAACTCGGCAAGATAGGAGCCATCTTGTCCAGTCACTCCTGTAATTACGGCTAACTTTACCATTAGATACTTTTTGATTTATTTGTTTAAACCTACTGTGAATCATTCAGATCAATTAAGTCAAAACTGTCTCCTGAGTTGCGCGGTGTTAGAGGAGGTGTGTTTGTACCCTTCTCTACATAACGAATCTGTAGACGCTCGTTAACTGGATTTTCACGAATAACAGGCGTAGTCTCTTCAAGGCGCTTGAGTTTCAACTTATAACTCTTATATACATGCGAAAGCCCTACAAGAGTACCTAGAAATGCGACAGTAGAGCCAATGCCGATTCCAATGTAGCCATTCTGATCAATTGGATCTGTCGTAGGAGGTGGCTTATTATAGAAAGGGTATGTGATATTCAGATACGATGTGTTTGTTGCAGTACCCGTTGCAGTTGCGGTTGTAGTGCTAGTAGTTGTTAGAGTAGGACGAGCCGTTCCAGAAGTGGATGCTGTAGGAGAGAGACTTGCGTAAGTTGATGAAGTTGTAGTTGGGCTTAGTGATGAGAAGGCTGAGGCTGAAGGTAGCCTAGTTGATGTAGGTGTGGCTGTTACTACACTTGAAGAAGTTGCGGTTGCCGTGGCACTTGATGATGAAGTGAGCGATGTTGTTGCGGTAGAGGTTGCCGTGGCACTTGATGATGAAGTGAGCGATGTTGTTGCGGTAGAGGTTGCCGTGGCACTTGATGATGAAGTGAGTGAGTTTGTTGCGGTAGAGGTTGCTGTGGCACTTGATGACGAAGTGAGTGAGTTTGTTGCGCTAGAGGTTGCTGTGGCACTTCCTGCTGAAGTACTTGAGGGAAGAGCCGTTATGGTTGCTACTGGGCTATTTGTGGGAAGAGATGAACTAGATGCTGCTGCACTGCTAGAAGGGAGTGCCGATGCGGATGGTGCTGTACTGGTTGAAGGAATGGCAGATACAGATACTGCCGCACTACTAGAAGGGACTGTCGAAACGGATGCAACTGCACTGCTCGAGGGAAGAGCCGAATTAGATACTGCTGCACTGCTTGAGGGAAGAGCCGATGCAGATACTGCTGCACTGCTCGATGGCCAAGCACTACTAGTAGGATTTACTGATACAGATACAAATGCAGTGGCAGAAGGACTTGCTGATGCACTTGTACTTACTGTAGGTGCGGGACTGTCAGAAGGCATTGAACTGCTTGAAGGCCATGCACTGTATGAAGGCCATGAACTAAGTGTAGGATTCACAGAAACAGATACATGTGCGCTAGCAGATGGGGAGGCAGAGGAACTAGGAGATGCACTTGTACTTAGTGTAGGGATCGCAGTAAACGAGGTAAATGCCGAAGGAGAAGGAAAGGGTGAAACCGTAGCCGATGCTGAACCTGAAGCGGATGCTGACGCAGAAGCCGATGCAGATGCTGAATTACTTTGACAGTGTACACTGCCGATAATGAGTGCTCCAATGATAAGGAGATTCATTTGTTATGGTTTTCATTAGAACTTTAAACAACCCGTCGCCACTTCAAATTTTAGAAGTTGTGCTCGAGCAGTTCCTCACAGACATTTTTATAAGAGCGCCCACCACGAACCCAGACTTCAGGCATTAGGCCCATGCAGAGACTCATACAGAAGAAGGAACTATCTACAAGGAGACACTTTTCCGCCTTGGCCATTACATCACAATACTCAAGAATCGGCCGCCCCACCCAGCGTTCGGCCGCAGCCCACCACTTGTGTCCCTCAGAATACATGTTTTCACTGGGACAGATCACAAGCATCCTCTCAGGATCCACTTGAATAGGTGCACGTGCATCGGATGCCTTTGAATGTACAAAGAGATACGGCTCACTGATAGTTTCTGTGACATTGGAGTAGATGTGTGACCAGGACTTCAGAATCTCCTCCTTGAGTTCCATATCCTTGTAGAAACAGTAGGGAAAGTTTGCTACATTCCCACGACCGTGATAGCCGAGCATAAATACACGGTCAAATCCCTTCACAGCCTCCATGAGCACATCCTCGCGACCTCCAAATGCAGGAGAGATATCAGAATCTGTATCAATTTCAT